ATCTGCCATAAGCGCAGTCTGAATGACTAGTGGTAGTCTATCAGTTGCTGCGGTTAAATCCAGAGAATAAGCTTCAGAATATGAAGTATGTCCGATCAAGGGTCTTAACTGGTCAAACGTACCATCCTGACGGATGCCACGTAAGATGCCGAAGTAGGCCTCGTGAAGAGGCTGCATCAGCATTTGGAACCAGGTAGGAACCATGGCGAACACCCTCACTTTTCCTGCAGGTTCTTCCTTAAGACCGAGTTTACCGAGAGCGAATAATGGTTTCCACATTGGATCCAGAATTTTGCACTCCATAAACGCTTTCTCAAAGAAAGAATTTACAGGGAAGAGAGACATGAAATAGTTGAAACTCGGAAGGATATCCGACGACCGGATCGTCGCCGCCGTCCTCATCATTAGGTAAGGATGAGAGGAAACTTGAATCCCATCTTGGTTAGTCCCTGCAGCAGATTTGGCCAGCCAGAGAGGTGTTAATTCTCTGTACTGGTCCTTAAGCCACTGCATGGTCGCGAATTTACCTGGAGTTGTCACCTGGTGCAACCCGTGTCTTTCAATAAGACCCGGATTGTTCCAAGGAGGACAAGGTTCCATGTATTTCTCGAAAACCCAAGTTGTACCACCCTCTCGATTGGTAAACACTCTGTGAAGCGGTAAAGCTTTTACAAAGTGAGGAATTAAAGGCAATAAGTAGTCCATTATGAACTGCATATTCCCTGAAAATGGGTCCGTGATTGTTCCCAGTTTCAGTTTTCCTTCGAAACTCAGAATTCGGTATAGACCAAATACCGTTTGATAAAATCGAATCATGCTTAGGTCCCCTTGTCGAATCAACGCTCGATCTTGAGCTAAGATTAGCCGAGGGAATCCCGAATTGGTTCGAGAGACCCTAGGTCCTAACTGACCGATGTCTTTAATTTTGTGTGCGGCAAGAGCCTGGGTAAGGCTCACGTGGCAGGCTTTCAAAGTGATGACAAGTCCTTTGATCCCCTGCTGTCGCGCAAGAACTGAAAATCTTTTAAATAATATTACAGAAAC